CACTGTTGAATATTTTAAAAATGTCTGGCCGCACTTGAGTTACAAACGGGTAAGGGTCATGCGATTGAAACCCAATGGGTACATATCGGTACACAAAGACAGTGAGATATCGCGCTTGTCACCTGTAAACATAGCGATCGATCATCCCACCAACTGTGAATTTGTCATGGGGAAATTTGGTACAGCACCGTTTGTGTCCGGCTGTGCATTGATCTTGGATGTGTCCAATTACCATACTGTGTTTAATCATAGTCAGCAAGATCGGTGGCATATCATTGTTCACCAAAATAACAATGATAAATTCCAAGACCTGGTCGTGAAAAGTTATAAAAATCTGTATAATTCAATGTATGAAAAGAGCAACCATAACCATACGCGATGAGGTGAACATCAAGATCGAAGGCCTGGATCTTGACACTCGCAGAGATCTAGTAAAGAAGTTCAAATACGATGTGCCTTATGCTCGTTATCTTCCCGCTGTACGGCTGGGACGTTGGGATGGCAAGGTGGCCTATTTCCAACTGGGCGGCAGCACTTATGTGAATCTTTTGCCTGAGATCATCCCCATACTAGAAAAACAAAACTACGACATTGAACTGGACGATCAGCGTGAATATTCCACCACGTTTGATTTTACACAAGTGACAGAAACCACATATGAGGATCGTGCATGGCCTCGGGGGCATCCTGCCGAGGGTGAACCTATATTACTGCGTGACTATCAAGTGGAGATCGTGAACAACTTCCTGGCCCACCCACAATGCCTGCAGGAAGTGGCCACGGGTGCAGGCAAGACCATCATGACAGCAGCACTGAGTGACGCTGTGAGTGTGTATGGCCGCAGTATCGTTATCGTGCCCAACAAAAGTCTCGTGACCCAGACAGAAAAAGACTACAAGAACATGAACCTGGATGTGGGTGTGTATTTTGGTGACAGGAAAGAATACGGCCGCCACCACACCATTTGCACCTGGCAGAGTCTGAACAACTTGCTAAAGAACACCAAGAACGGTGTGGGTGATTGCACCATACAGGAATTCTTGGCGGATGTGGTATGCGTTATAGTAGACGAAGTACACATGGCCAAAGCAGACGCACTAAAGACACTGCTCACAGGCGTGATGGCGCAAGTGCCAATTCGGTGGGGACTCACAGGAACCATTCCAAAAGAGCTGTTTGAAAGCCAAAGCCTGCTGGTGAGCCTGGGTCCAGTGATATCTCGACTGGCTGCCAGCGAACTACAGGATCGCGGTGTGCTGGCGCAGTGCCATGTGAATGTGGTGCAGTTAGTGGACACTCGAGAACACAAGACCTATCAAGAAGAACTGAAGTATCTCCTGGAAGAATCCGGCAGATTGGATGCTATCGCGCAACTGGTGCTGCAGGTGAATGAAACAGGCAATACACTAGTGCTGGTGGATCGTGTGGCAGCCGGGCATGAACTGGTCTCAAGACTGGGAGACCGTGCGGTGTTTGTGTCAGGTGCTACCAAGGCCCGGGACCGCCAGGATGAATATGATGAAGTGGCCACCAGCACAGACAAGATCATCGTGGCCACATATGGTGTGGCAGCAGTGGGCATCAACATTCCAAGAATCTTTAACTTGGTCATGATTGAACCGGGCAAGAGTTTTACACGAGTGATCCAATCAATAGGTCGTGGAATCAGAAAGGCTCAAGACAAAGATCATGTGCAGATCTGGGACATCACTAGCACATGCAAGTTCAGCAAACGACACTTGACCAAACGCAAGACCTTTTACAATGAAGCCAACTATCCTTACACTCAGGAGAAATTGAATTGGAATTAAAGAATCAGAAAATAATAGTGTGCGGTGACAGTTTTTGTACTTCCATGATATGGGACCGATATCATTTCAGTCAGATTCTTGAAGACACATATGGATATCAGGTCACTAACCTGGCACATGGCAGTTTCAGCACAGTGGGCATTTGCTTTCAGATCCAACAAGCAATCACCATGGATCCGGATATCATCATTTACAATACCACAGATGCATCAAGATTTGAGCTAGTGATGAATGGCAAGTTTGATGCCGCTGCTGGTTTAAGAAATATCGTGTATTTTGATAACGGAGTAACCAGTTACAGGCGAGCCGACACCGGTGATACCGAATCCGCAGTGTTTTCAACCAATTATGCACGACTTGGTGAGAGAGTGTATTTTAGAAAAAATGTAGAGACCACACAAAGTCAAATTGATGCTGTTGATCAGTACATGAAACATTTTTTTGATTATGAATTAAAAACCCAAACAGATTCGTGGATGATTGGATATTGGCATCAACAGATAATTGATGCCGGAATCACACCTGTGAGACTGTCTCGGCAGGACGACATAGCCAAGCCCATGTATGCATATGCCAAGAACAATCCTGACTGTACTGCGTATTATCATACTGATCCAGCCACACAAGAAATCCTAGCAAAAAACATTATTCAACAGTTGGAATCTCAAGCCAATGAACAAAAATAACTTGACTTTTGCTCAAAACTACTGTACAATAAACTCATGCGTATCCTTACATTAGACAATCGACCCTATGATCTTGACCATTTGCCTGAAGAGGTGGATGACATGAGATTTGCCATACTAGATAATTCAGATCCAGCCAATCCAGACTATCACTACATTCCTTTAATCTTCCTGGAAAGTTTCAATGCACCTGCCTTGGTATTACAGATAGGTGATTTCAAGATCAAGATGCCCGTGGATTGGCAGATACTGATTGGTGAACCCGAAGTAGGAGATCTAGAAATGCTGCCACTCACCAGTGTGAATGATCGCGGATTCCGAGTGTTTCAATTCAATCCACTCAGCAGTTTCCGACCCAGTTTTCCATCTTTAGAGATCGTGGATGTATATCAAGAAGTAGCATGGTATGCACCCAAGCTAAAAAATGGGCAGATGTTGTGTGTGCCTATCAATGACGCAGAGCAACCGGACTGTGTGTATTTCGTAAAAGACATCAGCCGCAACTGCGAGATAGTGGATTACAATCGAGCCTGGTGATGGGACAGTTGAAACCTGCTGCCACACTGATTTACGAACGCGACGGCGACTCAGTGTATGCCCGCGAAGTGGGTGCAGATCCTGCCACACGAACAGAAGTGGGGCATGATTATGATTGCAGAACCAGTGACGGTAGACCTTTGCGGGAACAAATAAAAGAAGCCAAGTTGTGGGGCGATATTCACCGAGCAGCCCGCACCAATCCTGCTTTACAAGACGCACTGGAACGTGCTATAATGGTGTATCATCTAACTCGAATCGAATGAGCAATTATCATAATTTAGATGTGCCCGGGCAAGACACTTGGCAATACATCGACGATCATTTTTTACATTTATGTGCAAATAAATCTGTAGTAGAGATTGGACCCTTCAATGGTTGGCTGAGCGAACGCATCATACAGCACCGACCCGTCAATCTCACACTGATTGAAGCAAACAACAATGCAGTCGACAGTCTTAGATCACAGCCTAATTTAAAATCCAGCAAGATCTTGCTGGGGGATATGCACTATGATTTGGATCAGGTTGGACCGGTGGATATGGTTGTGGTGCTGGGAGTGATTTATCACAGCCATGCACCGTTGCTGCTGTTGGAAGAACTGGTAAATCATTGCAATCCTCAGACCATACTGATTGATACTCCGGCAATAAAATTGGATTGGCACGAGGAAAAAGTCAACATGCCCGGCATGAGACATGTGGTATCTCAGAGAAAAACCTGCGGCATTGTACTAGAGATCCACGAGGAATTGCTGATAGCGGCCATGACAAATCTTGGTTATCAATTGCACATGAAACAGTTCTTGGCTGAAAATTTAAGTTTGAAATCAAACTGGCCCATATATCAATTTGAACAAGTTAATGGATAAACTAAACATCAACAACGAGATGCGTCAGCTGGACGCAAAGAACCGTGACTTCTATGATGAACTCACGCCGGAAGAACGCCGGAAGTTCTCAACCTTCCTCATGGTGCGTTGGGGCTCGGCAGTGGATGGCAGCCGAGAGATCCAGGAATACTATGTGCAGAGTACAAATCATTATCTAAACAAGCACTTCTTCACCATGCATCGGCATCCCAAACTGCAATGGCTCATGGCCACAGCAGCCAGTCCGGGCATGGGTGTGATGCGGCACAACTGGATCGCACCCAAGAAGAAAGAAGCCGGTGCGTCAGCAATAAAGAAACAACTGCGAGAACTGTATCCACATTTCCGAGATGATGAGATTGATCTCATGGCCGCGCTCACTGACCGAAAAGAAATAACTCAACTGCAACGGGCTCATGGCAATGACGCCCGATAGATTGGTCATCAACGGATGCAGCTACATGCGGTGCTATGCCGATGGCAATGGGCATGGTGACCTTGCTGCACGGCTTGACATCACACAACATCAGAGCCTGGCCGAATATGGATCGTGTAACAATCGCATCATACGCACCACTCTTAGAGACAGTTTCGTAAATTTGGCCCCAACGCTTTATGTGATCGGAATCACATTTATATCAAGATACGAATTGCCGATAAATCAGGATCGCACAGAACCAGATGGAAAATGGTTGAGTTTTACCACAGCTGGATCAGTCTATCCGTCCACAGCGATCATTGATCCGTGCGTATCTAAGAAAGATCTAGGATCGTATCGAGATACCTGGTTAAAAATCAATCTTGCAAGTGTTGACGAGTTGGTAGAAGACTTGCAATACAAATTGCTCAGCATGTGCGACAGTTTGAATCATCGCGGGCATAGTTGCATAGTTTTTAACACAGCCGACGCTGTGTTAGATTATGTTTTGGATCAAGACAAATTCCAACCCATGAAATCACAGCGTCAGATCATTGACGGATTGAAGTGGAAGAGCATACCTTGGCAATTTGATCAAGGTGCTACCTGGTTGCCAAGCGGTGAGCCTCATGACAGAAATTGTAGACATGTGGCACCGGGGCAACACCAGTGGTTGAATACGTACTTGACATACTACATCCAAAAGCATAAAATACTGCAATGACCGCGCACACATGTAGGTATTGTTCAAGATCATTCAGCCGAGAAACCACGCTGAGTGTGCATGTGTGCGAACAAAAAAAACGCTGGCAAGAGTCTAGTGAGCGCGGCGTGCAACTGGGCCTGCAGGGCTACTTGAAGTTTTACGAATACACACAAGGATCTGCAAAACTAAAAGGGTGGGATGACTTTGTGACATCACCTTATTATCGTGCGTTTGTGAAATGGGGCAGGTACTGTGTGGCAGTGCGTGTGATTCAACCAGAACGGTTTCTTGAATGGTTGCTGAAAGGTAATCGAAAGATTGACAACTGGTGCAGCGATCGGTTATACACAGAGTATCTTGTGACACATGTGCAGAAAGAAACTGTGAATGATGCGCTGGCCAGGGCTATAGAACACGGACTGGACTGGAGTGAACGGACTGCTTCTCCAGCACATGATTGTTTGAGATACGGCAGTGCAAATGCCACATGCCATGCTATCACAACCGGCAGGATCAGCGCCTGGGTGATCTACAATTCGGAATCCGGGCAGAAGTTCTTGACCGAACTCAACGCAGAGCAGGTGTCAATGATATGGCCTTACATTGATTCGGACATATGGCAGAAGAAGTTTGCGGATTATCCTGCGGATCAGGAATACGCACGAGAGATTTTGACACAAGCAGGATGGTGACATGATAAAGAATGTGTTTGGTAGTGGACGATATCTAACCACTTACAGCAACAATGCCAGTAACTATGTGAGCAACTTCAGCGGGGCACAAGGGCTGGGAGATCTACGATTCAACACAGTGCATCAATGCCTGGAAGTGTACAACGGCTCAATGTGGCAACCTCTAAGCATGAGTGATATTAGTGTGAGTCTCACATCGGATGCCGTGGAGGCCATTGACTGGGTGAATCAAAAGCGCAAAGAAGAACATGATATCGGAGTATTGGCTGAGAAGTATCCTGCTGTGGCTGATCAGTTGGCAGCAGTGCGCGAAGCCGAAGAAAAACTGCGAATGATCACACTCTTGGTGCAGACATGAGTCAACTTATTCTATGTCTAGGAAATAACACCGAGGATACAGATGTTAAAACACGATCTCTAGCCGCAG